TAGGGTTCTTCGCAGATCCTGATTATGGTGATTTGACCGATCCTGTAAATGGTCGTGATGTAACAGTAGAATTCAAAACAGCTGCTGAATTGGGTAAGTCTTATCCTGAGACCTACATCCGTGTAAAACCAAACACAACTGCAATTTCTGAGGATTCAAACATTATTGAATCATCTAAAGAGCAGATTGAACTTCCAGGTATGTTCAAAAAAGTAACATATGAAGAAATGGAAGGTATGTTGAAAGAATGGTTAGAAACTGGTGAAGTATCAGATACTAAAGAACAGCCAGTTGCTGAAACATCTCAACCAACTCAATCAACTTCTCCCGCATCTAATGTAAAAGATGCATTTGACGATTTATTTAACGACTAATCAGTATGGCTAAGAAGAAGGCAAGTTCACGTGATGAGCTATCTTCTATCCTCGCTACCAACCTAAACAAGAAGTTTAAGTCCGCCAATAAGGTGGCTTTCTTCTTGGATGGGGCGGAGACAACTCCTACCGACTTAGATGAGTGGGTATCGACTGGCTCCCCTATGTTGGATTTAGCAATCTCAAACCGACCAAATGGTGGATTACCAGTAGGTCGTATCACTGAGATTACAGGATTAGAAGGTAGTGGTAAATCACTATTGGCAGCTCACTCAATTGCAGACACTCAGAAGAAAGGTGGTCTTGGAGTCTATATAGATACCGAGAACGCAATGAATCAAGAGTTCTTAGAAGCAATTGGTGTTGATGTCAAAAAGATGTTATATGTTCCATTAGAAACAGTGGAAGACATCTTTGAAGCAATTGATTCAATTATTGAATCAGTACGTTCTTCTGATAAGAAGAAATTGGTTACAATCGTAGTTGACTCCGTAGCAGGTGCATCTACTAAAGTTGAGATATCAGCAGATTATGACCAAGCAGGTTACGCAACTCAGAAAGCTATCATCATCTCGAAGGCAATGAGAAAGGTAACTAATCTTATTGGACGAGAACGAATTTCACTAATCTTCACCAATCAATTGAGAACACGTTTAGGTGTATCATTTGGTGACCCTTGGACAACGAGTGGTGGTAAGGCAATTGCTTTCCACTCATCGTGTAGATTGAGACTGAAACAAATGGGTCAGTTAAAATCCAAAGTAGGTGGTGTAGACCAAGTGGTTGGTATTAAGACTCGTGCTCAAGTAGTTAAGAATAGAATGGGGCCACCACTTCGTTCGGTAGATTACGATATTTACTTTGATAGGGGTATCGATAATTATGGTTCTTGGTTACAAATGATGAAGAGTTATAAACTGATTGACCAAAGTGGTGCTTGGTACACTTACGCGGATAAAGAGACTGGTGAGGAGATTAAGTTCCAAGCCAAGAATTTCGAAGACCTCCTACAAGAGAGACCCGAACTAAAAGAGTCAATTTATTCTCAAATTTGTGATGCATATATTATGTCTTACAAAAAATCAAGTGAAGAGGCAAATATAGATAACGTAGAAGTAGAAGATTTCGATGCATAGTAGATACGCAGAACTCCTCAATGAGGTGAGTAAAGAACATAGTGAAGTTAAAGACGAAAGTCTAAATGATAACGTTCTAATCATAGATGGATTAAATCAATTTATCAGAGTATTTGGGGCAGTACCTGCGTTGAATGATGATGGAGAACATTGTGGTGGTGTGACAGGATTTCTCTTGTCCACCGCTGCAACCATCCGAAGATTGAAACCTACACGTGTCGTTATCGTGTTTGATGGTAAAGGTGGGTCTAATCGTAGAAAGTCAATGTATAAGGGTTATAAGGAAGGTCGTACTGGTCTGACTAAAATCAATAGATTGGCTGGATACGAAGATTTGGAGGACCAACAAGTGTCAATGAGAAATCAATTCACACGATTGATTGAGTATCTCCAAGTCTTACCTATCTCTCTTACCTATATTGATTATGTAGAAGCTGATGATATCATGGCATATCTCGCAAATCACTACTTTAAGAAAAACGTTACAATCATCTCATCAGACAAAGACTTTTTACAATTGGTAAATCACCGAATCAAGGTATACGCTCCAACTAAGAAGAAAATGTATGACGAAGAACTTGTAATGAAGGATTATGGTGTTAAACCACAAAATCTTGTATTTTATCGTATGATTGAGGGTGATAAATCTGATAACATTGAGGGTGTCCGTGGTGTTGGTCCTAAAACCATTCTTAATAAGATGACATTCCTAAATGATGAGGTTCTTGAAATGGACACATTCATATCTAAAATCAAAACTGAGTGTGATGATAAACTATCACAAAAGTTGATTGAGAATGTAACAACTCTCGAAATGAATTACAATCTAATGCAACTTAAAGATCCTGAAATCTCATCTTCAATCAAATCTAAGGTTAGAGAGATTATGGATGAACAAGAGGCAACTTTGGATGTGCCAGAATTTAAGAAGATGTTTATGTATGACAAATTATATACTGCATTTTCAAACGTAGATTCATGGTTACGTAATTCATTTACTTTATTAGATGGTTATTTAAAAAACCATGTTAATGAATCCTGATTTAAGAACTGAAGTATGGGAAGGTACTATTGAGTATCATAACCTTAAAGAAGTTGGTTGGTATGGTATAGGTGGTCCCGAACACCCTCTATTTAAAACATTAATAGATAGGAGTTTATCGGAATCAAAATATATATCAGAATATCAGCTATATGTAGTTGGTGGTTTATTAGAAGAGTGGGTATCTTGGGATATTGACCTTGCTATTATAGGAGAATATGATCCTGTTAAAATTAAGGAAATTGCCGAAACAGTTATGAAAATTTCATTTGAACTTAGAGTTTTTGTTGATTTTCATTTTCAAAGAAAATTATGGCCTGTACATTTGTATTCAAAATATGGGGGTTATGAAGAGTATCATGATTGTTATAGACTTAGTAATAATTTTAAAAACAATGGTAATCCACAGGATTTAAGTAATCTTGTAGAAGTAGATGGGCTGTATATGCATACCATACACTATCCATTTCAAAAACATATTACGAGGCGTGAAGAGGGTTACATACATAAAGCCCCTCTTTTACTAAATTAAGTTTGGATAGTTCAAATTAAAGTCGTATATTAGTAACTATATGGAGAAGTTAGGAAGTAAATTTAGTACATCATTTCAAAATAAGGTAATATCTGCTATAATATCCGATAGGCCGTTTACACGTCAAATCTACGATATACTAAAGCCGGAATACTTTGACTCTGAAGCATCTGAATGGTTGGTAACCAACATCATGAAGCACTTTGATGAGTATGAGACCATGCCAACATTAGATGTCTTAAAAGTTAAAGTCAATTCCATTGAACGAGATGTTTTAAAAACATCAGTAGTAGACACCTTAAAGTATGCATGGAATCACTTAGATAGTGATGACCTTTCGTATGTTAAAGACCAAGTTTTAGACTTTTGTAAGAACCAATCCATTAAGAATGCAATATTAGATTCGGTAACACTATTAGAGGATGGAAGATACGAGACCATAAAGAAGAACATTGATACTGCTATGAAAGCCGGTCAGGATTCGGATATTGGACACGACTATAAAATAATGATTACGGATAGATACGAAGATACAGTCCGTAATGTAGTTTCGACTGGATGGGATGTCGTTGACGAAATAACTCAAGGTGGATTTGGTAAAGGTGAGTTAATTTTATTCGCAGCTCCTCCTGGAATTGGTAAGTCTTGGGCATTAGTTAATATTGGTGTCAATGCTATGAAAGCCGGTAAAACAGTAGCTCATTATACGTTGGAATTAAATGAAGGATATACGGGTCAGCGATATGATGCTGTTTTGAGTGGTGTAGCAGTTGCTAACCTAAAGTATAATATGGAGGATGTCCAAAAGGCAGTTGAAAATGTAAAAGGTGACTTGGTAATCAAACACTATCCAACTAAAACAGCTGGTGTAACTTCGTTAAAAGCACATATGGATAAGATGACCTTACAAGGTAAGAAGCCGGATTTGGTTATCGTGGATTACGCTGACCTTTTAAGAGGGCCACAAAAAGAAAAAAGACACGAGGAGTTGGAAGAAATTATTGAAGACCTACGAGGTTTGGCAGGTGAGTATGAAGTTCCAGTCTTTACAGCATCTCAGATTAATAGAAGTGGTGCAGAAGATGACATCATTACAGGTACTAAGATTGCTGGGTCATTCTCCAAGATGATGACTGCTGATTTTGTGGTATCATTATCTCGTAAGATTGAAGATAAACTCGCTGGAACTGGTAGATGGCACGTAATTAAGAATAGATTTGGACCTGATGGTATGACATTCCCATCCAAAGCAAACTTCTCAACTGGCCAAATTCACATATATAATGAGGATTCTATAAATGGTAGACAAACTCAAAAAGATATGAAACAAGGGGAGAGTTTAGTAAGAAAAGAATTGGCACAAAAATATAAAGAAATGAGTGGTGATATCGGTTTTTAGAGACTATATATTACCACCCCAATTAACATAATGTCTAACAATTTAACAAGGAATCCCTATGGGTCTATTTGATAATCGAGTACCATTCAAACCATTTGAATATCCAGAATATTACACCGAAGGTTGGTTGAAACAAGCACAAGCTTTTTGGTTACATACCGAAATACCAATGCAAGGTGATATTAAGGATTGGAATGAAAATCTAACCGCCGAAGAAAAGAACTTAGTGGGTAATATCCTACTTGGATTTGCACAAACGGAATGTGCTGTATCTGATTATTGGACTACTATGGTCACTAATTGGTTTCCAAAGCATGAGATTAAGCAAATGGCTATGATGTTCGGTTCACAAGAGACCATTCATGCAACTGCATATTCATATTTGAATGAGTCACTTGGATTGGAAGACTTTGAGGCATTCTTACACGAACCTGCTACTGCTGAACGTTTTGAGAACTTGGCTGAAGTTACAAACAATTACACTTCCGAAGATTTGAAGAATAATTCAGAAGCTCGTAAAGAGGTAGCAAGGTCACTCGCTATATTCTCAGCATTTACCGAAGGGGTTGCACTTTACTCATCATTTGCAGTATTGTACTCATTCCAAATGAGAAACAAGTTGAAGGGTATTGGTCAACAAATGAAGTGGTCAGTACGTGATGAGTCACTACACTCAAGAATGGGGTGTCAGTTATTCAAACATATGTGTAATGAATATCCTGAACTATTAGATGATTGTAAGGATTCAATCGAAGAGGCTGCAAAGTTGATTCAAGTATTGGAACACAAATACATTGATAAGATGTTTGAGATGGGTGATTTAGAGAATCTTAAAAAAGAAGACCTAAAGAACTTTATCAATCAAAGATTAAATGAAAAATTAAATGAGTTGGGTTACGAATCAACGTTTACATACGATGAAGACTCAGCAGCACAATTAGAATGGTTCTATCACTTAACTGGTGGACATACACATACGGACTTCTTCGCTTTGAGACCTACTGATTATAGTAAGGCAAATGAAGGTGAAGATTGGGACGATATATTTTAATAAGTTATGAAGAATTACGGAGAAGAATTAGGTTGGGAGCTTGGAGTAGACTTCCCAACATGGGCAAATACTGAAATATATGTTAAGACTATATCCAAAGGGTATCTACTATCAGGTGAAAAGCCAAAAGATGCTTATTGGAGAGTTGCTACGGCAGTAGCACGTAGACTTGACAAACCACAAATGGCGTCAAAGTTTTTTGATTACATATGGAAGGGTTGGTTAAATCTAGCATCACCTGTATTATCGAACACCGGAACTGATAGAGGATTACCAATCAGTTGTTTTGGTATTGATGTAGGTGACTCTATCCAAGAGATTGGGTCAAAGAACCTTGAATTGATGTTACTTGCTAAACATGGTGGTGGTGTAGGTGTTGGTATCAATATGATTAGACCAGCAGGTGCTAAAATCACTCAAAACGGAACATCTGATGGTGTAGTACCATTCGCTAAGATTTACGACTCTACAATCCTTGCAACAAACCAAGGAGCTGTACGTAGAGGTGCTGCATCGGTGAATCTAAACATTGAACACGATGACTTTGATGAGTGGATTGAAATTCGTGAACCAAAGGGTGATGTAAATCGTCAATGTTTGAACTTAAATCAATGTGTAATCGTTGGTGATAAGTTTATGAGAAAGTTAGAAGATGGTAATCCCGAAGCACGTAGTAAATGGGGTAAGGTACTTCAGAAACGTAAGGCAACTGGTCAGCCATATATAATGTATAAGGGTAATGTTAACAAACAAAATCCTGAGATGTACAAAAACAATGGGTTGAAGGTTCATATGACTAACATATGTTCTGAAATTACATTACATACCGATGAGTCACACTCCTTTGTATGTTGTTTATCATCATTGAACTTATCTAAGTACGATGAGTGGAAACACACCGATTTAATCTATACAGCAACATGGTTCTTGGATGGTGTACTCGAAGAGTTCATTCAGAGAGCTAAGAATATGAGAGGTTTTGAGAACTCAGTACGTTCAGCTGAAAAGGGACGTGCTTTAGGACTTGGTGTTCTTGGATGGCACACATACTTACAACAAAAGGGTATGTCATTCGAAGGACTACCTGCTCAATTCGAAACTCGTAAGATATTCTCTCAAATCAAAATTGAGTCTGAGAGAGCATCGAGAGATTTGGCTAATGAGTACGGAGAACCTTTATGGTGTGTTGGTAGTGGGTTGAGAAATACTCACTTGAGAGCTATCGCTCCAACGGTATCTAACTCTAAGTTAAGTGGTAACGTTTCGGCCGGTATAGAACCATGGGCTGCAAACGTATTTACTGAACAAACCGCAAAGGGTACATTTATTCGTAAGAATCAAGAGTTGGAGAGAGCGCTACGTAAAGTTGGTATCAACAACAAAGATACTTGGGGTAAAATCCTCGAAGATGGTGGTTCAGTCCAAGACTTGAATGAGTTGGACAATTGGGGATACGTTAATGGTAAACTCACACATAAAGAAAGTATCGAGCAAATTGATATCGACAATAAGCAAGTTGATTGGATGAAAGATGTATTTAAAACATTCAAAGAAATCAATCAGTTGGAATTAGTAAAACAAGCAGGTATCAGACAACAATATGTCGACCAAGCAGTTTCCCTAAATCTTGCATTTCCATCTCAAGCAAGTCCTAAGTGGATTAATCAAGTCCATATGGAAGCTTGGAAGGAAGGAATCAAAACCCTATATTATATGAGAACTGAATCAGTACTCCGCGGTGATATCGCTATGAGAGCTACTGACCCCGATTGTGTCTCATGTGATGGGTAACCGAAGTGTGGTTTGAAGACCACATCTTAGGACCGAGATAGTTCTCGGAAATCGGTGGGGGGAGTTCGCTACCCCCCTCACCATTAAAAGTGAATGTAAATTAAAAAAAGTTAATATGAAACAATATCTTTATTTCTCAGCACCTTGGTGTGGTCCGTGTAGAATGCTAGGACCAATTATGTCAGAGGTTAGTAACACAATCCCAGTACAAAAAGTAAACATTGATGAAGATTCAGCTACTGCTCAACAATACAACGTTCGTAGTATTCCAACAGTTGTTCTATTGGAGAATGGTCAAGAAGTCAAACGAATGATTGGTGTAAAACAAAAAGCAGAATATTTAAGCGTATGATAATCGTTGATGACTTTATCAAAGACGAGTCCCTTTTAAAGGAACTCCAAGAAGACACTCAGTTTTTTGAGAATAATGGTCAATATATGTGGTGGGGTGGTCCTTGGAATTCCAAGGCATCAACTCTTAAACAAAGGTTGATAGAAGAACTTTGGATTAAAAACTCACCATGGGATTTTCCAAGATATAATTCAATCCAATTGGAAGGTTTTGAGTATTGGACAGGCCAATACTCGGCTGACGATGATAAACTGCATGAACTAAATATGCATTTTGACAAAGACGAGAATCTATGGAATACTGAAGGTAAATTAGTAACACCAATTATTGGTACAGTTTACTATCCAGTCCCAATGGATATTGAAGGTGGGTATTTGGAAATATTTAGTGGTGGTGACGATAACGAACCGGAACGTATTAAAGCTAAACATAATAGGTTAGTCATATTTCCAGCCGGCCAATACAAACATAGGGTTACTGAAGTTACAAAGGGTAATCGTAGCGCAATCGCAATAAACCTATGGGCATCTGCGCCAAGTGGTGTAGAAAATGGTGAAATAATTTTGGAAAAATAAAATAATTTTTGTATATTAGTAATATGAAAAAGCAGTTACAACAACTTTGGGACTTCCAAAGTATATATGACCAAACACGGAATACAACACCTACATTAATTGAGCCAGATGATTACTATTTAAGGTATCGTTTGGGTAAAGAAGAGTTGGTGGAGTATTTAGAGGCTTGTAATAACGATGACATTGTGGAAGTTACAGATGCACTTGCTGACCAACTATATATCTTATTAGGTACTATGGTTGCTCATGGTATGGGTGATATCATCGAGGATGTCTTTGATGAGGTCCATCGCTCTAATATGTCAAAGTTAGGTGAGGATGGTAAACCTATTTATCGTGAGGATGGTAAAGTATTAAAAGGGCCTAATTTTTCAAAACCAAATCTATCTCAATTCTTAGCCGATACTACTCAAATTGAACTTCCTTTTAATGAGAAAGTTTAAGATGGCACTACGAGGTGAATCACATCCACAACATAAACTTACGGAGGACCAAGTAAAGTCTATTCGCCAGTTGTGGGCTGTTGGTCATAGAAATACAAGAGTTTTAGCACGAAACAATGGTGTATCACCCGCTAACATTCGTAGAATAGTAAGGGGAGAAACTTGGACACATATTCTTTTTGGAGAATTTAATGATTATCAATGAAAGTAGAAGGTAAGATATATTTTAATCCATCTAAATTTTCAGTAAGACCGATTTCAAAATCAGTTGCAAAAGACATAGTGGTAAATCACCATTATGCTGGAATTTGGACAAAAGTATCTTATGCATTGGGTTTGTTTTATGAATCCGATGAAGAACATCAGTTTTTTAGTGGTGTAAATGAGAAGTTAGTCGGAGTGGCTACGTATGGCGACCCCATAGGTAGGCATTCTGGCGCTTCTATTTCTGAACATATTGACCGAACTGAGGTATTTGAACTTACCAGATTATTTGTATTTGATGGATATGGGTGTAATATAGAAAGTTGGTTTGTAGGTCAGACCTTCAAGTGGTTACGCAAAAATACTCCCCATATTAAAGCACTTATCTCATACTCCGACCCTAAAGTAGGCCATAAGGGAACAATTTATATGTCTACAAATTGGATTTATCAAGGTAATCGTATCAGACCAAACGATTCGTGGTTATTTAGATGGGAAGATGGTGGTGAATGGACTCATTCACGTACATCGTTCGTAAAGTTTGGTACTAACAACCCTACCAAAATACAAGAAATGACATCAACGCCATTTTGGATTAAAAAGGAGTTGAGGAAACATAGATACGTTTACATTTTGGATAAGTCAAAAAAAAGTCGTATATTGAAGTCATTGAAATACCCATCATTACCATATCCAACGGAAAATGAGGAATTTAAAGAAGAGATATACAAATTAGACCCAATTGAAAGAAGCAAATAAAATATACGTAGACACGTCACGTGTTACAATTCGTGAGATTGGTAAGGCAACCGCAAAAGAGATGATTGTTACTTACCACTATTCTCATGCTTGGACGATGTGTAGATACGCTCTTGGGATATTCTATGAAACTAATAAGAAAGACGTATTAGGTAATTCAGAACAACTAATTGGATGTTTAGTATATGGGTATCCAGTAGGTAGGTCAGCAATCAAGTCAGTTATTGATGGGTTAGAGAAAGACCAATGTTTGGAGTTGACACGATTGTTTATACACGATGGGTATGGGTCTAATATCGAGTCATACGCTATGGGTCAATCATTCCAATGGATTAAGGAGAATGCTCCTAATATCAAGATGTTACTCAGTTACGCTGACCCCGAACAATTACATTTAGGTGGTATCTACCAAGCAACAAATTGGTTATACCAAGATTGTCGTGATATTCAACTGATGCCAAACTATTCTATATCAATCCAAGATAACCCACATAAGTGGATACACTCACGGACTGTATTCTCACGTTGGGGGTCTCATAATTTAGACCATCTAAAAACTCAAATGGGTAAGGAGAACATAAAAGAGTTTTGGAGAAAGAAGGAGTCTGCTAAACACCGATACATCCAAGTATTGGGTCAGAACAAATCAGAGAAACGTAAGTTGACTAAACAACTCAAACACAAAGTCAGCCCATATCCTAAAGACGCAAGTGAGTTCCTATCAGAGGTAGTCAGACACGAAACATTCGAGCCAGAAAATAAAGTAAGTTTTTGGTAAGTTTAACGATTTCTTAACATTATAATTTGGTAAGTTAAGAAAATCGTTGTATATTAGTATAAGAAATAAGAAATGAAAGATATGAAGAATTTAAAAGAAGCACTTGTGTGGGTTGGTAAGAACAAATCAAAGCCTGCTATTTTTGTTAAGACAATGGGTGTTGTCACATTTCAAATGTGTCGTGAGTTGATTGAGGGTGGTGCTCTTGATAATGAGGCTAACCGAGATGAGGATTTGGATAATGTCAAAAAGTATTGGGGTAAACTACATCATTTAATTCGTTATATAAGTGGTATTTCAGAGAAAGGTCAGTTATTGGTATCTGTCTTAAAGGATAAGGTAGGTGAAGTTGGTTATATTCGTGACAATGGTACATTGTTTTCCTTATTGTTTGGTAAATACTATGATAGTCGTGTTTTAACAGGTAATGAATGGTTAATAATGTGTGAAGACATTATTAAATATTATGACATCACGAATGAGGATGACAAGTGTGTAATCAATATGATTATGGACTATTTCAATACCAAGACACCACAAGAACTTGATATTAAGTATTCTTTAAAAGATTTGGTAGATGGGTCTGATGAATTTAGTGAATTCTTTGACAATAGTGAAATTGCATTTGTTGTTAATCTACATACTGTAAAACAATTTGAGAAGGACATGATTAATTGTAACCGACAACCACATCCTTGGTTGGCTTACAACTATTATATGACTCCTTTGAAACGAACTGATGAGTACAAAACTTATTTTTGTGGTGACCAACTTTTAGAATATTTCACTAATAAAGCCGGTGCTGCTGAATTTACACGAGGTGGGTTGATGTCTGGTCATAAAAAATACGCAGAGAAACACAAAATAGCAAAGATGATTCCCATCATTCAGGCGTACATCGGTTCTCACTATTGTGATACCATTGATGAGTTTAAAAAGTTTAACGATATGGTCGTTAGTTTTGAAAACGGAACATCCGATGGTAATGAAACCGAATACTGGCAATCTATGTTCAAACGTGTTATTTCGGAAATTAGTTATGGTGAGTTAACCACGTGGTATGAGAGTGTATATGTAAAGGTATTTGAATCGGATGATTGGAAGACAATAACGACTACTATTAACAAAATTGTAACCAACCATCTAAATGGGAAGAGAATCAAAGCAATGGAAGACCTTCACATTAAAAAGTATCATACCGGAATTTTGTTATTCACCTTTGTTTTATACTTCAAACGAACCAAGAAGTCGGTTGGTTTATCAAAGTTAACATCCAAAGTAGTCAATGAGTATTCTAAATTGCTGAATGGTAATGTTGACCATGAGGGTAATCAAATTAACGTGTGGGAGTATTTTGGAACACAATCTTCGATTCACTCATCAACGAACGCAAATAGTAGGTTTGAAAAGATATTCAAGTATGTCTTTCAGAATGTTGAATCTAACCTGAAGGCTGGTTCAAAAGACCGTAACCTTCAAGCTGAATATCGTGACCAATCTCTGACACGAATCACATCCTTCCTTGAGTCGGAGGGGATGCCTCAACGATTGAAACTATACCCACTGTCTACTGATGTGTTAAGTGTTGTGAACTTTAAGACTGGTGAGGGTGTTCAATGGTTACACAAATCACCCAACTCAACCGGTGGTGATGCCAAAGATGGGTTTTTGGGTATGACTGATGATAATCTAACAGGTAATCAGAAATTCAAGAATTGGAATTGTACACCAAATGAGTATTGGGAGATGCTCGCTGACCATAACGAGAAGATGTCTACTAATTTGAGTTTAATTGAAACCCGAGTTGTCACTTCATCAATCAATATAATTTACCAAATCCTTGAAACGGGTTTAAATTTCGGAGCATAATATGAGAGTTTTAGTAATACCAAATTATACAAATTTCGGGTCTGTTAAGGACATCAATAGGGACTCGTTCCTATTGGTATTCAAGTCCTTTATAGAGAATACTGAAATCGGAAAAGAGTGGGAGTGGATTCTACCATATCCTGATTTTGATAATCATCCTGGTATCATCAATAAATTTGAACATCCAAATGTTGAGTTGGTATCAATGGATAGTTTAGATTGCTTTCCAGCTAAAATGAGAGTAGACTATCCACATAAGTTTTTCAATAGACTGATTGAAAAATACAATGGTGAGTTTAATCTCATATGGTCACATTTGCCGGAATGGACAAACGAATTCAAAGTATCAAGAATATATAATAAATCACAACCTATTATTGGGTATTGTCATTGGTGGGAAATCAAAGACAATGGAGCTAGAGACGTTAACTCATTTTGGAAAAATGTCAAAGGTATGTTACAAATGAAAGTTTGTGGTGTAAACTCACAATGGGTAAAGGATTTAGTTATTAAACGAGCATCAGAAACATTCCAACCACATATTACTGATAAATTAGAGGAAATTATCCAACCTTGGTATTTGGGATGTGATTCAGCTACACCAACATCCACATATGAACCTAAAACTATTCTATTTAATCATAGATGGGGAGTGTATACTGGGGCTGAGTGGTTCTTCGAGGCGATGGATGAGCTATGGGAAACTCGTAAAGACTTCCAAGTATGGACTTCATTAAAAGATATGGGTAAATCATATACCAAGTATATTGGACACGCTGATAGAGATGTGTATATGAATCAAATGTCTAAAGCACATTTTGGCGTAGGTACATTCCAAGGATATTCGGCTTGGTCAATGTCGGCTACTGATGGGTTAAGTCGAGGTGTACCTTACTTACTTCCAAACGATTTTTGTTATCCCGAAATGGTTGGTGAAGAGTATCCATTACTTTATAATGGTAAAGATGAATTTAAAGAAATGGTTGTTAAGTTATTGGATGGTGAAATCGAACGTCCTGATGTAACTCATATCGCGGAGTCTTTACTATGGGAATCTCAACTTAAAAGTTGGGATGTAGAGAACAACTTTATTAATATGGCTAGAAAAGACTTTAATTAATGTATCAAAATGTATACTTCGAAAAAGAAAACAACCTCATCCATTGTTGGGATGATGAGAAAGGTTACTTCACATCTAAATACCGTAGATATGCTTACGTTAGAGATGGGAATGGTGCTCATACTTCTATTCATGGAGAGAGGTTAAAGAAAATCAACTTTTGGAAGCAAGACGATGGTCTTGAATTATATGAAAGTGATGTAAACGAGATGACACGTTTTCTGATTGACCAATATGGTGATTCAGATGAGGTATCGAATGGACATACTGTACTTACCTTTGATATTGAGGTAGAGATGAATAGTGGTCTACCTGATACAACCGAAGCTAAGAATGCTATGACTTCAGTCGCAGGTCATGATTCGGTGAGTGGTGATTACTTTGTATATGTTGTAAATAAAGGTGAGAAGATTAATAAGACCATCAAAGGTGCTACGGTAGAATCGTTTGATACTGAAGAGGGTATGTTAGTTGCGTTCCTAAACAAATGGAAAGAAATCAATCCAACTATTATTACTGGTTGGAACATTGACTTCTTTGATGTCACGTATCTATACAACCGAATGAAGAGAGTGTTGGGTGAGTCTATGGCAAACCAACTATCACCTATTGGTAAAGTTCATTGGAATAAGTATCGTAATCGTTATTTGATTGCTGGTGTGTCTGCATTGGACTACATCGCTTTATTTAAGAACTTTACATATACTGAATATCCAAACTACCGATTAGACACTATCGCTAAGTTAGAATTGGGTAGAGGTAAGATTGAGTATGAGGGAAACCTTGACCAATTGTTCAGAGATGACTTGGAAACGTTTATTGAGTATAACTTGGTGGATGTTGAATTGGTTGTTGATATGGATAAGAAACTTCAATTCATTGATTTGGCTAGAGCAATATGTCACGCAGGTCACGTATTCTATGAAGACTTCTTATTCTCATCAAAGTGGTTAGAGGGTGCAATGTTAACATTCCTACGTAGGAGTGGTCGTGTTGCTCCAAACAAACCAAGACGAAGAGCACGTAATGATGATGGAACTGAGGCTGAAGGTAAGTTTACCGGCGCATATGTAAAAGAACCTAAACCTGGTCTTTACAAATGGGTATATGATTTGGATTTAACATCACTATATCCATCTATCATTATGACCATCAATATCTCGCCAGAGACAAAGATTGGTAAGTTAAAGAACTATGTGGCTGAAGACCATATGAAGGGTAAGATTGAAACATATTCAATTATCGATGACGATGGTAATGAGTTTCCTCCATTAGCTAAGGATAAGTTTATGAACTTTATCGAAAAGTCAAACTACTCAGTTGCTGCTAATGGTGTTCTATATCGTAGAGATAAGGTAGGTGTGATTCCTGAGATTCTTAATGTTTGGTTTGACAAACGCGTGGAATACAAAGACCTTATGAAGAAGTATGGTAAGGAAGGTAATGATGAGTTGTATAAGTTCTACTCTCAACGTCAGTTGGTACAAAAGATTATGTTGAACTCCTTATATGGAGTACTTGGGTTACCATCATTCAGATTCTATGATGTGGATAACGCTGAGGCAACTACAATCACTGGCCAGACTGTAATTAAGACTACCGAGTTGATTGCTAACCAATACTACACAAAGAACATTGGTAAGGAAGCAGATTATAATGTGTATACTGATACGGATTCCGTATTCTATCAGGCAGCACCACTTGTAAAAGCTCGTAATCCTGAAATCGATGAGAACTCGGATGAACAAATGATTCCAGCAATTCTATCAGTCGCTAAAGAGGTTGAGGAACATATCAACAAGGTGTATGATATGATGGCATTTAAATTGTTCAACGTAGACACTCACCGATTCGACATCAAACAAGAGACTATCGCTAAGGGTGGTTTTTGGGTATCGAAGAAGAGATACGCTCAATGGATTATAAATGATAATACCGTTGATTGTGATAAGTTGGATGTGAAGGGGTTAGATGTAAAACGTTCATCATTTCCAGTATACTTCAAAGAGGTAATGTCTACTGTACTGATGGATATCCTAAAGGATGAGGACAAGAAGAAGTTGGACGATAAAATCCTAAACTATAAGGATGGGATGACTGACCAACCATTTGTGAATATCGCAAAGAACTCAGCTGTAAAGGATATGTCTAAGTATAGGTTTAAGGACCAAGCACTTGGTGAGTTCATGAAGGGGACACCTGCTCACGTAAAGGCTGCACTTACTTACAACCAACTATTGAAGAAGTTTGATGCTCCTTACAAATATGAACCAATGAAGGATGGTGATAAGATTAAATGGGTATATCTAAAGAAGAATCCACTTGGACTTCAGACTACCGGATTTACTGGTCACTCCGACCCACCTGAGATAAACGCATTCATTGAACAATACATTGACTATGATTTGATTTGGGAGAAGGAGTTGAACAATAAGTTAGATGATTTCTATAAAGCAATGAATTGGGAGAAGCCAAATCCTAACCTTGCTCACGCAGCACAATTTTTCTCATTTTAATTTGGATAGTCCAATTTAATTTCGTATATTAGTATAATAAATAACAAATAATAACAATGAAAAAGAATTCTATTGAAGGTTTCATCTCTCGTTACAACTTGGGTGGTGAAGTGGAGTCAGTAAAAGTTAATTCTACTGACGCCGGAATGCAAGTTTCATTCATCTCTGATGACAAAACTCTATTGGGTACTGTTGAGAGTGAAGAGACTGGTTTTCCAAATGGAGAGTATGGGGTTTATACCACATCTCAATTAAAAGGTCTACTTGGTGTATTGGGTAGTCAAGTTGATGTATCCGAAGGTACGGCTGCATTGGTATTCTCTGATGGTAAAACTTCAGTAAACTATATGTTGGCTGACCTCTCAGTTATTCCAGTAGTACCTGAACTAAAACAACTTCCACCATTTACATCTAATGTAACTATGGATGGTGATTTCATCGCTACCTTTACAAAAGCTAAGGGTGCTATGTCTGATTCAGACACGTTTACATTTACGTGTAAAGAAAACAAAGGTGAGGTAATTTTAGGTTACTCTAAAATCAACTCTAACCGAATCTCTATGAATGTCGAGTGTACGTGTGAAAGTGATGTTGAACCAATTTCATTCTCAGCTAAGTACTTGAAAGAGATTCTAAGTGCTAATCGTGGTGCTAAGTCATCTTCTTTGAAGATTTCACCACAAGGTCTTGCTCACGTTGCATTTGAGCATGATGGATTCAAGTCTAATTACTATTTAGTAGAGATTAAGTAATATGCAGTTTTGGGACACAGAACCAACGAAGCCGGTGTTTGACTATAATGTTGAGAAAGAAAAGTTCATTGAGAATATGGACTACCTTTCATCAATGTCAGTAGAAGAGCAGACGCTTTACAAAAAGTGGGATGAGTGGAATTCAGACTTACCAACTTCAATGAAACGGAAAGCCGCAATGGCTCAGTATATTGACCAACTATGGTCACCTACTGACATTACGAACAAGGACCAAACAATCAAAGAGATTGAGGACCTTGACCCATACGTTGAGATTGTAACTGACTCCAAAGAATCCACTCGTTGGACTGAAATCCGTAAGTTAATCCATACAATGTCATTCACTGCTAATCCAGGTCGTAATGTAAAGATGTACATTAAAGACCGAGTAAGTGGTAAGATGTTGGGGTTGGTTTCTTTGGGTTCTGATGTCACTTCATTGGGAGTTAGGGATAACTATATAGGATGGACTAAGGAGAATAAATTCCAAGATGGTAGATTGAATCACACTACAATAGCAAGTACTATTGTGTGTACTCAACCATTAGGATATAACTTCTTAGGTGGTAAGTTAGTAGCCTGTATGACTACATCTCCAGTCGTTCGTGAACATTGGAAAGAAAAGTACGGACAAGAACTTATTGCAGTAGGTACTACTTCACTATATGGTATCCACTCCCAATATAATGGTATTCCACATTTCAAAACATTGGGTGAGTCAGCTGGTAAAGTTGCTACCAAGCCAGATGATTCAGTTTATGATGTATGGCATCAATGGTTAAAAGAAAACCAGCCAGATGAGTATGCTAGACACACAACTCAGAAAGATGGGATTGCTGGACCTGTATCAGGTGTAAAGCAACGCATTCTATCAATGATATTCAAAGAATTGGGTATTAAACAAAGTCATTATATGCATGGATTCAAACGAGGTGTATACTTCGCTATGATGTATGATAATGGAAATGAGTTTCTTCGTAATGAGATTGACGAAAGTGAATTGAAACTAAAGAAGAAGTTTGAGGAAGGTGATGATTACACTATGAGGTGGTGGAAGAAGAAGGCTATTAAACGATACTCTAAACTATTTGATGAGGGTCGTATTAAACCAGAACCATTATTTTATCTTGACATCATTGGTATGTCTTGGGAAGAAGCAAAAAAACAATACTTAAAAGAAGTAGGACGATGAGTAATTCACTATGGGTTGAGAAGTATCGACCAGACACATTAGAAGGTTATGTAGGTAACGACCATATCCTTGAGAAGGTAAAGATTTACATCGAGAATGATGATGTACCACATCTATTACTTTATGGAGTAGCAGGTACTGGTAAAACCACTCTCGCTAAAATCATTACAAACCAAATTGATTGTGATGTTATGTACATCAACGCTTCGGATGAAAACTCGGTTGATGCAGTTCGTGATAAGATTCGTGGGTTCGCATCATCTATGGGATTCCGTAAGTGGAAAGTTGTAATCTTAGATGAGTCTGATTATTTGACACCAAACGCACAAGCAGCACTCCGTAACTTAATGGAGACTTTCAGTAAATCAACACGATTCATATTAACGTGTAATTACGTGGAGAAGGTCATTGACCCTATCCAATCAAGATGTCAGACATTTGCTATCGCACCTCCATCAAAGAAGGAAGTAGCTAAACGTTTACACCAAATCTTAAATGAAGAAAGTGTTACGTTTAACAACGAAGACCTTGCTGTGTTGGTGAATAGTGGATATCCTGATATTCGTAGAGTACTGAACGCAGCACAACGTCAAGTTGTCAAGGGTGAGTTAAAGATTGATACCACATCTACTGTACAAGCTAATTACACCGATAATGTAATTAAGGTTTTACAAAAGAGTGGTGACATCAAAGAACAATTCACGGAAATCAGACAAATCATCAATGATTCAAAATTAAAGGATTTTACACCATTGTATCGTTCTCTTTATGACGAGGTAGATAACTACGCAAGTGGTAAAGTGGGTCAGACTATCTTAAACATCGCAGATGGTCAGTACAAAGACGCAATGGTAGTTGATAAGGAAATCAACGTAATGGCGATGATGTTAAATATATTAATAACAATAGGAAAGTAAATTATGGCAAATTCAAACGAATTATTCGAGCAAATGACTGAGTTGTTTGCAGACTTCACGGAGTCTCACAACGGAACAACCAAGAAATCTGCTACCCAAGCTAGAAAAGCAATTGGTGAGTTGAAGAAATTAGTTACTGAGTATCGTAAGGCTTCGGTAGAAGAAAACAAGTAAGTTATGGCTAAGAAAAAAGGTAAAGTAGTAAGTATGGGTGGTCCACCTAATGCACAAACAGCACCGCAAATACAATTAGACCCATTCAAGTTACCAACAGTAACTTGTCCTAATTGTGATGGTATATTTTTTACGGAAGTTTCCATGTACAAGGAAGTGCCAGCAGTTCAGTCACCATCAGGTCAAGCATCCATGTTACCCATTCCCGTAGTCATTTGTAATGAATGTGGGACAGTACATCCAAAGTTCACTCCAAAAGAGTTTTTTGAAGATGGCGGAAGCAAAGAAAGCTAAGACCTTATTTCAACACCTTTCGGGAATAAAGGAGAAGAAAACATCTTGGGAGTCCCTTTCAGTTATGGACAAAAAGAGTTTCGAACCATATATGGTAAATAGATTTCTATCTATGAATATGGGTCTTCTTGAGTTGGTCAATGAGTTACAACAATATACCGTTGGCCAACTCTCACCGAAAGATGTATACAAGTTATACTTGGATGTCTTACCTAAGAAAAAGTCATTCGACAAGTATATAAAAGCAAAGGGTGGTGACAAGTATAATGATAAGGTATTGAGTTACTTGACACGATACTTCGAAGTATCAGAACGTGAAGTTAAGGATTATCTTGAAATTTTATCAAAAGATGAAGTAATTGAGATTATTCAAAAGTTTGGTGTAGATAAAAAAGACATAAAAAAATGGCTGAAATAATAAAAGAAGCAAAGACTAAAGTTGAGTGGGTTAACGAAGAAGAAAGACCCATATATGGTGAGATGACCGCAATAGAATTTTGTGAGGATACTTATCCTGAAATGATGGAAGAGTACAAAAGAATCATGTGGGAACAATACGAAACCTTTTGTAAGAAGCAACGAAACTACGGACCAGGTAACATCTCAGTTGGAACTACTTTAGAGACAAAAGATGATGTGAAACTATCACTAACTGGATTGTGGTTCAGAATGAACGATAAGGTTCAGAGACTAAAACAACTCGTAGTATTAGGTCAACCCGATGAGGTTGGTGAATCACTACAAGATACCTATGCAGATTTATCAGTATATGGTATCATTGCTCAATTAGTCCAAAACGGAAAATGGGCAAAGTAAAACTGACCAAGTATGGTCACGCAATATGGATGAGTGTGTTTGGTATATGGTTTTCTAATACCTACAACTCAGTCCTATTGTCGTTTCTTGGTGGAATCCTCATCGGATATGGTCTCAGACTTGCTTATCAAGCAGGTGTAGAGTCACAATCTTAACAATTATTTAACATAGAAATTTGGTGGTTTCACTATAATTTCGTATATTAGAGTATATGAAAAAGTCAGAAGTATCAAATGTGTTTAACCTCTCCATACGAGAAGACGTAGGTGGGGTTTCCAAAGTATCATACTCCCAATATACAATGTGGGCAAACTGCCCTAAACAATGGAAGTTAACCTATATGGATGGTCACAAAGACTTTGACCCATCCATTCACCTTGTCTTTGGGACTGCCATGCACGAGACTCTCCAAGAGTGGTTACAAGTCTTGTATAAGGATGGGCCTACTGAAGCAGATAAACTCGACTTGGGTCAGTTGTTATTAACTTCAATGGCTAATGAGTACAAATCAATGTCAGAACGATATGGTTCATTCACAACCAAAGCTGAGATGAACGAGTTCTATGATGATGGTATTCAAATCATTGACTACATCAAAAAGAATCGTACTGATTACTTCTCAACTAAGAAGTTAAGCTTGAGGGGTGTAGAGTTACCAATCTTCCACGAGACCTCAAACAAAAACATTATGATGAAGGGATTCATCGATTTAGTGTTTGAAGACCAAGATGGTATCATAGAGATTTGGGATATCAAGACATCTACAAGAGGATGGAATGAGTATCAGAAGAAAGATAAAACCAAGACTGCTCAATTAGTTTTATATAAGAAGTTCTTCTCAGAACAATACGGATGGCCTATCGACAAGATTCAAGTCAGATACTTTATTGTAAAACGTAAGTTGTGGGAAGAAGCAATGTTTGCTCAGAAGAGAGTTCAAGAGTTTGTACCTGCTCATGGTAGTATTACAATGAGAAACGTATCAACATCATTCGATGATTTTATATCTAAATCATTCAATGAAGATGGGTCATATAATACTGAAGGTGAGTTTCCTGCTATCGCAGGTAAGAACTCCAAGAATTGTAAGTATTGTCCTTTCAAGAAAAGTGAGTTGTGTAATCGTAAGGAAAGAATCAAATCCTAATATATGAGAAAGTTACTATTAGTACCTGCTATTTTATTAATTTCATCTACCTACATGATTAAAAAAAAGGAATCTTTAATTAATATTCCTTTAAAAGAAATTAACCAAATCGAAGTAACACCCCCAAATGTACAATTAGCACCCGTTTCGTTAAGAAACCTAAACGATTTAGTAGAAGCAATCATTTGGGTAGAAAGTCGTGGTGACACGTCTGCATATTGTAAAAAAGAAGATGCTGTTGGTGTTCTTCAAATTAGACCAATAATGTTAAAAGAAGTTAACCGAATTTTGGATTTAAAAGGTTCAGATTACATATTTACATTAGAAGACCGATGGAGTAGAGATAAATCTATTCAAATGTTTAACATAGTTGCAAATTATTATCACGAAACAAGTTCATATGAAAAAATCGCTAGGTGTTGGAATGGTGGTCCGAAGGGATTACAAAAAAAACAAACCAAGAAGTATTGGAGGAAGGTTCAAAAAAGACTCAAAAAATATGAGAATAGCACTGCTGGGGAGTCCAACGTATGAGAATAGGGGTGAAGTAAAAGAACTCGTTTGGAATCTAAAACAAAAATTTGGAGAAGAATTAATACTAGTAACACGTGGAAACACTGATGGTATAGAAAAATGGGTACGTAAGTTCTCATTAGAATTAGGTGTTAAGTATATAGAGTATAATCCAGCACATACTATAATGTCATTATATAGTGGCATGGAATCTGAATATTATGGTAAGCCATATCACCCAACTCAGCCTTTACATCAATATGATTGTGTAGTCAGAGGTTCAGATAAGTTATACTTCTTTGGGGAAATTAAAAAAAATGAATTCAACCATTTTAAACGAGTATTAAGTCGTAATGGTAAAACTGCTAAATTTATACAATGAATATAATAGGAATGCACACCGGCCATGATGCATCATTATCGTTAGTACGTAATGGCAAATTAGTATCATCATTAAGCGTTGAAAGATACAGTAGGGTAAAGAAAGATGAAGTATTAAGTAGAGAGTTCTTTAACCACTTTCTACAAGTAAACGAAATGACTATTGATGATATAGATTGTATCACAATGGCATTTTGGAACTATAATAATTGTAATTGGATAAAACTATACAGCCCAACCAATTCCGTTTATCCACTTAATACATTTGGCGCACAACGACAAGACACGAGAATACTCAACCACTTGGATGAGTTTCCATACAAACCAGAATATGTTGATGGGCTTGGGATATCTCTGCCGGAATTTATAGACAACATCGACCCTCCATTTGGGCCTGAAGTGATACAACATAGTGAATCATTTCCATTGATAATTGATATAGAGGGGTACACCCGACCAATTAATGGTTGCTTTGTAAGACATCATACTGCCCATGCTGCAGCTGCATTTTATACATCACCATTTCCAAGGGCAGCTGTATTTACGGCCGACGCTTCGATGCATACTCCAAAAAATTGTAGTACCTCAATGGTTGGTAATGGTAGTATACTACAATCTTTTAAATCTCCTGAATTTATGTTGGGGAACTTCTATGATGTAGCTACTGAGTTTTGTGGGTTAGGGCCGGGAACATTAAAAGCAGGTACATTAATGGGATTATCTTCATTCGGTAATGTAAATGGTAAGACCATGGAGCAGTGGGAAAAGTGGTGTCTCCCATTTAATCAAATTAGTACTGAATATCACCGATATAGTGATTGGTTATTTTCAGAAATCAGTGGTAGATACCCATTCATAAGTACAGCACGTAAAGAGTACGTAAATAAAGAACCAGGTTATCAGTTTATAAATAGAATATACCAAACAGTGTATTCAAAAGAAGAATCAGATTCTCAAGAAGTCATGGATATTGCTGCAAGTATTCAATATTTATTAGAACGTGCTCTTATTAAGTATATCAATGAATTATATGAAGATACTAAAAATTTCAACGATGGTAATTTGTGTTTAGCCGGTGGTACATTTTTAAATTGTAACGCAAATTATAAGATATTAAAAGAAACAAAATTTAAGAATATACACTTTTTCCCAGCGTGTGGTGATGATGGGATACCAGCTGGTTCGGCATTGTTTTACTATCACTTTAATTTAGGTGGTAAACGTGTTAACTACACTACAAATGAACTTGCTTATTTAGGTGTTACATATGACCACCAACCTGAAACTGACACAAATGCAGTTCCATTAGATTTGGATGTAGTTGCTCAAAATATTGCTGATGGTAAAATTGTGTGTTGGTATCAAGGTCACTCTGAAGTAGGTCCACGTGCATTGGGTAATCGTTCTTTTATAAGTGACCCTCGTAATAAAGAGATGAAGGATATTCTAAACTCAAGAGTTAAATTCAGAGAATGGTTTAGACCATTTGCGCCAGTAGTGTTAACCGAAGATAAGGAGGAGTGGTTCAATATGGATTTTGAGTCACCATTTATGTTACATACTGTACCATGTAGAAAGCCACAAGAAATACCATCAGCAGTTCATATAGACAATACATCACGTGTTCAGACTTTAACAAGAGACCATAACCCTATATTTTACGATTTGATTTCTAAATTTAAGGACATAACTGGTGTGCCAGTTGTACTAAATACTTCACTGAATGTAAAAGGTGAACCTATTGTGGAAACGCCCGAAGATGCAATGAAATTATTTGATGAGTCTGATGTTGATATATTAGTAATCAACGATATGATGTATTTTAAAAATTAGGATTTAATAAATATATTTTGTATATTTATAACTAAATAAAAAGGAAATAGTTACGAATGGAATTACCAAAACTACGAAAAGTAGACCCAACTAAACCGAAGAAGAAAAAGATTCTACTTCTTTCGGATGACCTCAGATTACATAGTGGTATAGCAACACAATCAAAAGAGATTGTTTTTTCAACAATTCATAAGTATGATTGGGTTCAACTTGGGGCAGCACTAAAACATCCCGAAGAGGGTAAGATGTTTGATGTTTCAGCTGATACACAAAAGGAAACTGGTGTAGAAGATGCATCACTCAAAATATACGCAAGTAGCGGATATGGGAATCCTGAAATATTAAGGCAACTTATTAACATTGAGAAACCTGATGCAATCTTACACTTCACTGACCCACGTTTTTGGAAGTGGTTGTACGATATGGAGCATGAAGTAAGAGAGTTCGTTCCTATTATGTATTACAATATTTGGGACTCATTACCAGACCCAATGTGGAATGCACCATTTTATGCATCGTGTGATATGTTATTGTCAATCTCAAAACAAACCTATGGTATAAACAAGAGAACTCTTGAGAAGTATGGTATGGCGAAGGACGATTGGGCATACAAATATATCCCACATGGAGTATCCAAACACTTCAAACCATTACCATCGGATGACGCAAAGTTAGTGGAATTCAAAAACAGATTTGGATTAAACGAATACGACTTTGTAGTTCTATGGAACAATAGAAATATTCGTAGAAAAGTACCAGGTGATGTAGTTCTTGCATTCAATGAGTTTGCAAAACAACATGAGGATAAGAAGGTATGTTTATTCTTCCATACTCAACGAAGTGATGACAATGGAACTGACTTGAATGAGGTAATCAAACACAATGGTCACTATGGTGATTATAAATTTACTGATGCTAAATTCACTACCGAAGATTTAAACCTATATTACAATTCAGGTGATATCATTCTAAACATAGCTTCTAATGAAGGTTTCGGACTCGCCTCTTGTGAAGCATTGAGAGCTGGTACACCAATTATAGTCAACGTAACAGGTGGTCTTCAAGACCAATGTGGTTTTGATTTGGAAGGTGAAATTCTAACTGCTGAAGATTATGTTGAGATTGGGTCACTACATGATAGAAGAAAATGGTCTAAGTATGAATTATTAGGACGTGGTAGTTGGGTTTATCCTGTATGGCCATCTAATAGGTCACTACAAGGTTCACCACAAACACCATACATATTCGATGATAGATGTGACTTTATGGATGTAGCTGAGAAGTTAGGAAACGCTCTTGAAGATGGTAGAGACCACTTAGAATACGTGGGACATATTGGACATGAGTGGGTTCAAGGTGAGAGTGGGATGGCATCCGAAAATATGGGTGGTAAGTTTATTGACGCAATTGATGGTTGTCTTGAAAATTGGACACCTCGTAAAAGATTTGAGATTTATTCAGTATGAAAAAGTTATGTGTAGTTAGTTGCCCTATTGCAACGAGAAGTGGGTATGGTGCCCGTTCGAGAGATTTAGTCCGTTCGTTAATTCAAACCAAAGGTGAAGAGTGGGATATAAAAATCTTACCACAACGATGGGGTAATACACCTCAAAATGCACTCACAACGGAAGATGTAGACTTAACATCAAGGCTCATTAGTGGTAATATAAATCAGAAGCCAGACGTGTGGATGCAGATTACAATTCCAAGTGAGTTCCAACCCGTTGGTCACTTTAACATTGGGGTATCGGCTGTTATTGAAACTACCGATGCATCTGCTGAATTTATTGATGGGTGTAATCGTATGGACCTTACATTGGTTTCATCAGAACACTCTAAGAAAACACTCGAAGTGGTTTATGATAAAATAAATGAAAAAACCAAAGAAAAGGTAGGTCAAACATCTCTAACAAAGCCGGTTGAAGTTTTATTCGAAGGATTTGACCCTAAGATTTACGATAATAAATCTGAAGTTCATCAATCTGTTAATGATGTACTAAGTAATGTGAAAGAATCTTTTACATATCTATTTGTTGGTCATTGGTTACAAGGTAACATAGGTCATGATAGAAAAAACGTAAGTGGTTTGATTCACACATTCCTAAATACGTTTAAAAACAAAAAGAATACACCAGCACTTATTCTAAAGACATCTCTCACGGCGCCTGGCATCACAAATGTACATGAGTTGAGAAAGAGAATCGAAATGATTAAAGGTATGATTGATTCAAAGATACTACCAAACATCTATATTCTCGATGGTGACCTTTCAGATGAGGAGATGAATTCATTGTATAATCACCCAAAGGTAAAGGCACACGTATCATTTACACGTGGTGAGGGATTTGGTAGACCATTATTAGAAGCTTGTGTTAGTGGTAAACCAATAATTGCATCAAATTGGAGTGGTCATATAGATTTCTTGAATTCAGATTTTAATTTCTTAGTTGGTGGTGAACTTCAAAATGTAGACAAATCAGCATCAAACAATTGGATTAGGAAAGAGTCCAAGTGGTTTACAATTAATTATAATGACGCAGCTCATACTTTAAAAACAATCTACGATAATTATAAGAAAGCAGTTGAGAAGTCTCGTAAGAATCGTAAGTATGTAAAAGACAACTTTACACTTGATAATATGTCAAGTAAATTGTCCGAAATACTTGACATTTACAAAGTAGGTGATGGTCCACAACAAGTTGGATTAACGTTACCAACTTTGAAAAAGAAAGACACGCCAACTGAATTAAAATTACCAAAACTAAAGAAAGTAGGTGAGTAATGCCTGATTACACGACAATGCATAGAAATCGAATTGCTGACGCTACTCGTATACCTAAGTCAAAATTAGAGAAAGGTATGGTAGCTAAAATCAGATACAAGAAAGTATCTGGTGAGGCTCGAGATTATTATGTATTCGTGTTACAGCCAAAGTTTAAAACATACTTTCATTGTTTAGACTTAAAACACATCGCACCACCACAAATGCTAAAAATGGCATCTTCATTAAATGAAGTAATCAGTTCAACCTCGAAAGTAAAAAAGTTGGATTTGACTAAATTAAATCTTGATGTAAACTCTAAACAATTTTACCTTAATGAGATTAGAAATAAGAAGTTAAAGGGTGGTTATCGTACATTAGTTGAAAAGAATATATCAACTGTTATGGTATATAACTATGATTATGGTATCTTCGATAAGATAGATACTAAAGCAAAACGTAGACAAGAAGATAGTCTTGAAAAGGATGACACTCCGGACTTCTTAAAAGGAATATAAGATATGAAAATCAGTTACGCAGTCACAGTATGTAATGAGTTCTTAGAGATTCAAACCTTACTACAAAAGTTAATCACACTAAAACAACCTCATGATGAGATTGTGGTTCTATGGGACTCTAAGAATGGTGACCCAATGGTAGAAACATATCTCCGTAAGATGAATGCAGAGAAGACTCTATTCCTATGGCATCCATATGAGTTCGATGGACACTTCGCAAATCTAAAGAATGAACTTACCAAACATTGTGATGGTGATTACATTTTTCAGATTGACGCAGATGAGTATCCTAATGAGACCCTCATGGACAATATCCACGCAATCTTAGAAGCAAATGATGTAGATGTGATTCTCGTACCACGTGTAAACACGGTAGAAGGACTTACATCAGAACACATTCAGAAG